TTCGGCAAATTTAGCGTGCAAAAGTTGCTCAGGAATGGCGAGAACATGCTCATTAAAAACTTGCTCGGCTATCTTGGCCTTTTCGTTGTTTTTGTTATCAGACATATAAACCCCTATTGCGTTATGGGGCATTATACCAAAGATAGATCTAAACGTGTACCAATTACTAAAGGGGTTCATTGATATGACAATCAAGGGATATAACAGGAACGGAACAGAGTCTAAGCGTGTCGCCCGTGAAAAAATGGTGTGGGAATTATATATAAAACGCGGCTGGCCTCAGCATGAAATAGCTAGCCATTTGGGTATAACACAGTCTGGCGTTTCAAAAATAGTTACGAGAATCACAAAGCAATATGCAGAAAACAACCTAGCTGATGTGAAAGCAGAAAAAGAAAAGCAGCTCGCACAATATGAGAATAACGCGAAAGAGTTACAAGAGGCGTGGCACAAATCAAAAGAACCATCGGTTGTTAAGACGCAAAAAAAGAAAGATGGCTTTTTCGGTAAGGGTGGCGGTAAGGCCACAGAGGGCATTTACAAAGAAGAAAACAAACACGGCGACCCTAGATATTTAGAGTTGTGGCGTAAGCTAAAAGAAGACATGCGCAAGATGTCTGGCGTAGATATGATTGGGGACATTGAAGACGACATACCCATAAGCAAAATACAGATTGAAGTAATCGACCCTGAAAAGGTAAAGGCTAATGTTGTCGAGACAGATTAACATAACAATGACAAGGCCACAGGCTGACTTTAGGGCGCTGCAATGCAAGTACCCTTTGTTTGTTGGCGGCTACGGCTCAGGCAAAACCCAAACGCTTATGAATGGCGCTTTGCTAGATGCAAGTGAAGGGGGGCGTAAAAGCTTAATCGGTCTGTATGCGCCGACCTATGATCTAGTTGATTTGATCATAGCTACACGACTAAAAGAAATGCTCGAAGATCATCACATTAAGTTTGTTCACAACAAAAAAAAGAACATGATCGAAACCAAGTCAACGCAGTTTGGCGGGTTCGTGCTTAGGTCGTGCGATAACCCCGATCGAATCGTTGGTTACGAAACGTATAGATCACACATTGATGAGCTGGACACCTTAAAGTTTAAGAATGCCAACAAGGTATGGGATAAGGTTATAGGCCGTAACCGTCAAAAGCCGTCGACATGCAGCAACCCCACAAACAGGGTGAGCGCATACACAACGCCAGAGGGGTTCCAATTCGTACATGACAGGTGGATTAAAAAGGGGGGCGACAATTACGACTATGTCCAAGCTGACAGCCGATCTAACCCTTACTTGCCTGATGGGTACGTTGATTCGCTATATGAAACCTACACAGATGAATTGGCCATTGCCTACATTGAAGGTAAGTTCGTTAACCTAACAGCCGGAACGGTTTATAAGTCTTACAGTCGTGACGCGATGCGCAGCTTTGAGAGAATCAAAGAAGGTGAAACCCTTTTTTTAGGCTGTGACTTTAACGTAACCAAGATGGCCGCGACCGTATACGTCAGGCGTGAGGGTGGTAAGATCTGGCATGCCGTTGAAGAATTAACGGATATGTACGACACCCCCGACATGATAACCACGATAAACAATAGGTTCCCCGGTCACAAAATTGTAATCTATCCTGATGCTAGCGGCGGGGGTAGATCAACGAAAGACGCGAGCAAGTCCGACATTGATCTATTGAGGGGCGCGAAATATGAGGTTAGAGTCAAGAAAACTAACCCAAGTGTAAAGGATAGAGTCAACGCGGCGAATGAAGCATTTAGACGGGGTAGGGTGTACGTTAATGACTTCACTTGCCCAACTGTAGCGGCTTGTTTAGAAGAGCAAGCATATAATAAAAACGGCGAGCCTGATAAGTCGGGCGGCAAAGACCATCAAAACGACGCAACAACTTACCCGATAGCATATGAAATGCCGGTCAGTAAGCCAGTTTCGGCATTTAATTTCGGTGTAATAGGGAGATAATTTACAATGAGTGTTGATTCAACGAATCCAGAGTATGACAAAAACGTCCACAGATGGGACTTAGTGCGTAATGTTGTACGCTCTAACGTCAAGCAATACATTTTCGACGTAGATCCGAACGACGCGCATAGAAACAAGCGTTACAAAGAGTCGGCCAAGTTCACCAACTTAACGTCACGAACACGCAACAGCCTAGTTGGTCAGGTGTTCAGAAAAGAATCAATCATCGAATTACCACCTAGTATTGAGTACCTCAAGACCGACGCAACCGGGCAAGATGTAGATCTTGAGAAGGTAGCGCAAGAGGCGACCGGCGAGGTTTTAATGTCTGGCCGCTATGGTCTATTGGTTGATTACCCGCCAGCCAATGAGGGTTTATCAGCTGCACAGGTTGAGGCTATGAATCTAAAGGCAAGAATCTATCGATACAATGCCGAGTCAATAATTAACTGGCAAACCGAAAATGTTAACGGCGCTCAAGTTGTGACCATGATCGTTTTAAAAGAAGAGGTTAACAGTATTGGCGACGATGGTTTTAGGTGGAAAGCTCACACCCAATTTAGAGTGCTTAGGCTTGTCGATGGCGTATACATTCAATCTTTATACAAAGACAAAGAAGACGAAGATCCAATTATGTATCAGCCGCGCAACTCAAGGGGCGAGGCGTTTAATTATATACCTTTCGTGTTTATCGGCTCTGAAGATAACGACACAGCTTGCGACCCCTCACCCCTGTTTGATATTGCAGAAATGAACATCGGACACTTGAGAAACAGCGCAGACTATGAAGAATCAATATTTATTGCTGGCCAGCCAACATTATTTATCACAACGGACATAAGCGCCGAAGATTGGGAACGCTTAAACCCTGATGGCATTTTGTTAGGCTCGCGCAAAGGTCATAACCTTGGCCAGTCTGGACAAGCTACCATGCTGCAACCCAATGAAAACCAGCTGCCCGACAAGGCAATGCAGCGCAAAGAAGAACAGATCGTAATGATGGGCGGTCGTATTAGTGGCCAAGGCGCAGCCAATGAGACAGCCGAGGCAGCAAGGGGAAGGCACAGCGGGGAAGCTTCAACGCTTCAAATCATCCGTAACAATGTGAATGATGCCATATGGAAATCATGCGCCTATGTCCTAGATTACATGGGCAGCGAGGCCGAAGCCGATCAAATCAAAATTAATATTAACGATGATTTCTTTGAAAAGTCTATCGACGCGCCGAAAATGCTTGCCCAATTGCAGCTATATAACGCGGGTGTCGTGGCCAAATCTGATATCAGGGATGCATTGCGCAAGTACAACGAGATCGACCCGTCACGAACTGACGAAGATATCGACGCAGAACTTGAGGCAGACTTTAACAGGATAACGCCTTTTGGTGGTGAATAATGGCCAGTACTCAAACGTTTTTAAAAAACGCAACAACAAGGCACGCGGTGTTTGTTGAGAGGCTAGCGGGGGGCGAGCTTAATAAGCTAATCCCCTTTCTAAACCGTGTTCAACGTGAAACAATCGCTAAGCTTTCAGGTAAAGAGCTAACATCATATAACCGATATCGGTTAAGGCGACTGTATGCCGGTATTGATGACTTGCTACAACAAGCCTATGCCGAAATGGGGGAGACTCTCAAAGATGGCATGACCGAGCTGGGCAAGTACGAGGCAGAGTTCAACGCAAAGATGTACACCAAAGCAACAAGCGTTGAGTTTGTGATACCTAGCGTTGAGCTGATAGAGGCCGCCGTTTTAAAGTCCCCCATATCTTTGTTGGCTGAAAAGAATATCAACATTGACGGGGCGCTTAAGGAATTTTCTAAGGCCAAGCGTCAAGAAATCATCGGAACAATCAAGCAAGGCGTAGTAGCTGGCAAGACAAACCAAGAGATCGTAAAAGATATAGGCTTTGTTACTCAGAGCATACAGCGCAATCATGCTAGATCGCTTGTTAGAACCTTGGCAAATCATACCTCAGCATCGGCGCGTGATAGTGTCATGCAGCAAAACAAAGATGTGATAACCGGCGTTGAATGGGTAAGCACGCTGGACAGTCGCACAACTGACACATGCAAGGCGTTAGATGGTCAGTTTTTCGCAGATGGCGAGGGCGTAAGGCCACCCGTGCATTGGGGATGTAGATCAACAACGATTCCAAAGGTTAAGCAAGAGTACAGTTTAAGCATTGATGAGCAGCTCAAGCGAAAAGCCAAGGGCAGCGATGGCAAAGAAGAGGTGCCATTTACACAAACCTACAATTCATGGTTGAAACAACAGTCTAATGATTTTCAAGATGAGGTGCTAGGCGCAACCAAAGCAAAGCTATTTCGTGAAGGGGGTTTGAATGTAAAGCAGTTCGTAGATCAAAACTATAAGCCATTAACCTTAAATCAATTAAAGCGCAAAGAACCGCTAGCGTTTGAAAAAGCGGGTTTAGAATAAAGGAGTTTAATTCATGAGTGAAGATTCTAACAAAGAAAACGAGAACGAAGACAAGAACAAAGAAGGCGAGAACAAAGAAGAAAAAAAACAAGATGTAGACATTGCATCTATAATTGAAGATAATAAGCGAATGAAAAGCAAGTTGAATGAGCTACTTGACGAAACCAAAGGCGCTAAAAAAAAGGCGCGTGAGGAAGCAGAAAGAGCCGAGGAACTTGCAAGACAGAAAGCTTTAAAAGATGGCGATTATGAACAGCTGCTAAAGTCATCTGAAGAAAAGAACAAAACCTTAAACGAAAAGCTACAGCAAATTGAGACAGCAAGAGAGCGCGAGATCATTAAGAATACTTCGCTCGCATTGTCGGCTGAAATTGCAGAGGGTACAAGCATTGAGCTATTAAGCGTGTTTGCCTCTAAGCGTATAAAAATCGTGGATGGTGAAATTAAAGTATTAGATGAGAAAGGTAACTTGACTGTGTCAACCCTTGATGATCTAAAGAATGAGTTTTTAAGAAGCGACAAGTTTAAGCCGCTTCTAAAAGGTTCCAAGGCAACCGGCGGTGGTGCTGCTGGGGCTGGGGGTGGTGCTCCTAGTAAAAAGTCTATATCACGTACTGACTTTAAAAAGCTTGGCTCTATTGATAAGGCCAAATTCTTTAAGGATGGCGGTACAGTTTTCGACGAGTAAACGATAACTTTTACAAACAAGGATGACACCAAATGGCTAATACCATTACTAATCTATTACCTGATCTATATGAAGCCTTAGACGTTGTTTCGCGTGAGCTTGTTGGATTCATTCCAGCCGTATCACGTGATTCTAGTGTTGAGCGTGCCGCTGTTGGCCAAACTGTTAGATCTTTTGTTGCTCCAGCTGCAACCGCTGCGGATATCACACCCGGCCAATTGCCAGCTGATAACGGCGACCAAACTTTAACTAACAAAACAATGACCATTAGCAAACAACGCTATTGCCCAATTCGCTGGAACGGCGAGCAACAAATGGGTATTCAAAGCGGCGTTGGTTATTCAAACGTTCGTGCTGCACAGATGGCGCAAGCTTTCCGTACACTAACAAACGAAATGGAAGCAGATCTTGCGAGTTTGTATACTAAAGCTAGCCGTGCGGTTCAGCCAGCCGGTACAACTCTTTTTGATGCTGCCAACTACAAAGATATCGCCAATGTTCGTAAAACTATTGTTGATAATGGTTGCCCATTGTTCGATATGCATGTAATCCTGAACACACTAAGCGGCGCAGCTTTACGCGGTAATGCTCAGTATGCTGGCGCAGACACAGCCGGGCGCGAGGATATCGTTCGCCAAGGTGTTTTGTTAGACGTTCACGGAATGGCTATCAGAGAATCGGCTCAAGTGGCTGAGCATACAGCTGGTACAGGCTCAGGCTTGAAAACTGATTCTTCAGGTTATGCGGTTGGCGCAACTGAAATCACGGTTGCAACTGATGGTTCAGGAACCATTGTGGCCGGTGATGTTATCACTTTTTCAAGTGATGCTAGTGGCGCTAAATACGTCGTAACAACTGGCGGTAACATGGACTCAGGCGGCACGGTAACAATTGCTGAACCGGGCTTACTTGGTTCTATTTCTGCGGCTCAAGCTGATATCGTTATTGTCGACAACGCACAACGCAACATGGCGTTTAGCAGAAATGCTATTCACCTAGCGACACGTGCGCCCGCGTTACCTGAAGAAGGTGACATGGCTTTGGATAGAGAATTGATTGTTGACCCACATAGTGGCTTGGCTTTCGAAATCTCAATGTATCCAGAATATAGACGTGTTCGCTATGAGGCTGCAATCGTTTGGGGCTATGAGGTCATCAAGCCTGAACATTTAGCATTGTTAATCGACTAAGATTAATCGGATTAACGGCCTAGCATCCTTTTGGGGGCGCTAGGCTTTCGCCTAAATGTAAGGAACACATACGATGGCTAAGCAAGTCTTTTTCTTGCCGCGTGAGAATAGCGTCACTATTACGCCGGATGCTTTCGCATCTGGATATGTAGCGCTACAAACTCAAGCGGGTGAAGCGCCAGTTTATTTACAAGCTGTTACCGCTTCTACACCAATCACCGTTGGATCTTATAACGTCGACTACTTTGTCGTTGTTGATCTAAAGGGTGGATCTGTTTCTAAAACTGAAGCATTCGCCGGTGCAGCTCCAACCGCTGCAACGCAATCATTCGACAATACCGCGAGCGGCCTAACTGCAACCACGACAGAGGGCGCAATCGATGAGGTCGACGCAGAGTTAAAGCGCCGGGTTAATCTCAATCAAGCCGACGATGTGACCGCGGACTCTGATACAACATACACATTTTCATACCTTGACGGCTCGTTGCATGAGGTGACTGTAAGCTCAAACTGTACGTTTGCTTTTACGTTTCCAAGCAGTGAGGTTAACTCGTTGCTGTTAAACATTGTCAACGGTGGCGGCTCAACTATCACATGGCCAGCGGGTGTTTTGTGGGCTGGCGGTACTGCGCCAACTCTAACGACTACCGGAACCGATGTGGTGGCGTTTTGGACTGATGCCAGCGATACAGTTTATGGCAATGTTGTTGCGCTTGATGTGAAAGCGGTTGCATAAGGTGGCTTTATGAATCCGAATATTTCAAGAGTCATGCAGGGCGGCGGCATACCAGATGCCCCAAGCACGGGTGGCAATGAGATCGACACGGTGAACGATAATGTTTACCACGTGTTTACTGAGGATGGCACGTTTACGGCTGGCTCAAACTTAACGGCTAACGTTTTGCTGGTTGCTGGCGGTGGCACTGGGCGCGAGGGATCTTCGATTACTCGCGGCGGTGGCGGTGGCGGTGGCGGTGGCCTCATAGAGTGGCAAGAGGTTACTTTTGTTAAAGGCCAATCTTACGCAATTACAGTTGGTGAGGGTGGCATTGCTGCAACCGATACTGATGCTGAAGACTCAACATGTGAGCATTCTGCTGGAACGCTTACGGCTGTTAAAGGCGGCATTGGTGGGACTGGTCAGAGTAGCGGCGTTGATGGCGCAGACGGTGGATCGGGCGGCGGTGGCGGTAACAACAACTCAACAGCTGGTCGGGCTGGCGGTACTGGCTCGCAAGGTAATGATGGCGGCGACGCGACTACAGACTCAAACGGTGGCGCTGGCGGTGGTGGCGGTTTCTCGTCGGCTGGTCAAGATGGCCAAGGCGTTACGTCGGCCTCTGTTGGTGGTTACGGCGGTGAAGGCTGGACAATCGACGCAGACACTAAAACGCTTACCTCATTTTCTGGGATGACAAAACTATCATCTGGCGGTGGCGGTGGCGCAAGAACTAACGACGCTGAACCCGGCACGGGTGGCGCGGCTGGTACTGATGCGGGTAGTGGCTCAGGCGGCACAGAAGCAGCGCCAACGGCTGGAAGCAGTCCAGTATCTTACGGTTGCGGTAGCGGTGGGTTTACCACAAACGTTACGGGCAAAGACGGCTTTAAGGGCGTGGCTGTAATTAGATATGCAGCTGCTTAACAACAAACACGAGGTTTAAATATGTCAACATTAACAGCGAGCGTAAAGCTTAACGTAACAGCCGCGCTATCAAATGCATTAGATATCGGAACGGCTAACTTTAGCTTGAATCAAACTTTTTCACAAAACTTTGCAGACGGTACAGGTGCAGCGCAAGCCAATCAAGTTTGGTCAGATACTAGAACGATCACAGCGTCAGGAAACGACGATCTAGATTTGGCCGGTGGATTAACCAACGCACTAGGCACTTCAATAACCTTTACATCTATTAAAGGGATCTTTGTTAAGGCTGCGGCTGGTAACACCAATAATCTAATCATCGGGGCTGAAGGCTCAGCGGTGTTTGGTACATTCTTTGGTGATGACTCAGACACGCTTATTTTACCACCGGGTACATTTATGGGCTTATGTAATCCTAACGCTGATGGCTACGTCGTGACTGCCACAACCGGCGACATACTCAGGTTTACAAATAGCGCGGGTTCAACCACTGTTGAATATGACGTTATCTTTATAGGTGAAACAGCATAATGACTATCATTGTTGAAGACGGCACGATCGTAACCGGCGCTAACTCATACGTGAGTGAAGCAGAGCTAACAGCTTATGCAACGGCTCGCGGCTTGACGCTTTCAACTGACGGTGAGCAATTACTGATTAGAGGCATGGACTACATAGAGGCGCAAAGCTACAAAGGTACTAAGTTTACTAAAGATCAACCTTTGCAGTGGCCAAGGGCTGGCGTTTATGTCGATGATTACTTAGTTGATGCCGATGAAATACCGACCGAGTTAAAAAACGGTCTAATGGAATCGGCGCTTGCTATCGATAACGGACAAGATCCATTAGCTGATATTGCTAGAACAACTAAAAGTGAGACAGTTGGATCTCTCAGCGTCACGTATGCCGATAACGCATCATCAACCACAATTGTAAGAAAGATTAGCTCATCACTTAGAAAGCTTTTAGGTGGTGGCTCTGGCGGCTCGCAATTTAATGTAGGGCGGGGCTAATGGGCGCGTTTAGTGACGGACTAACAGCGGTTGCGTTAAAGCTACTTACTACCTATGGGCAAGATGGAACGTTTAGCCGTGAGGTTGAGGGCGCTTACAACCCGCAAACGGGCGACATGGGCGCTAGCACGTTCACGACATTTAGCGGCAAAGTTCAGCCAGATCAATTCATGGCGAATGAGGTAGACGGTACAGTTATACAACGCACTGACACCAAGTTGCTAGTAAACAAGACCGATACCAAGCCGCTGATTGGCGACACCGTGACATTTTCGGGTGACATATACCGGGTTGTTTCGGTTAACAGTCTGATAGCTCAAGGCTCAGACATCATTTACATATTGGCGGTGAGAAAGTGAGCTTTGAAAAAGAGTTCAACAAAGCTACTGAGATCGTAATTGATGCAAATGAAAAGGTTGTACGTGGTGCAGCATTAGAGTTGTTTGGCGCAATCATCAAGCTAACCCCTGTAGACACGGGGCGTTTACGTGGTAATTGGCAAGCATCCGTTAACAGTTCGCTTAAGTCTGTAGTGAGCACGACAGACAAGGGCGGTAGCTCGACTATAACCAGAGCCAAGAGCGCCGTTAATAAGTTCGCCCTAAAAGATGTTATCTATTTTACTAACAATTTACCTTATGCCGAGGTCATCGAAAACGGCAGCGCTGGAAGGCGACCAAATGGAATGGTTAGAAATAGCGTTAAGGCGTTCATCCCATACTTAGAAAAGATGGCAAGGAAGTATAAGAAATGAGTTTTTTTGAAGACGTACAAATAGCGTTTGATAAGACCTTGCAAAGCTTAGCTGATGGCTTGCCCGTGGCGTGGGAAAACGTTAACTATACGCCCACGCAACAAGATCCATGGCTTAGGCCGACAATGCTTTATGCCCCCGCTACATTGCTACACGTAGAGGGCGCACAGCAAAACCCCGGTATATATCAGATTGATTTGTTTTACCCCCCTGAAAAAGGCGCTAAAGCAATGCTATTAAAGATGGGCGAAATATACGAGCACTTTAAGGCTAACCAATCAATAACACAGGGCGACACAAGTATTTTTATTAGAGAGATTACAAGAGAGACACCAACAGGCGGTCAAAATGGCGGCCTAGTGGTAGACGGTAAGCTCTGGTTTACGGGTTCATTAGGAATAAACTTTAATTGCTACACTAGTTAGTCAAGGAGATACAAACAATGGCTGTTTTAGACGCGCAAGGTGCAACATTCACAATTCAAAACGGCGGTGGCTCACCTCAAACAGTGGGTGGCATCGTTTCTTTTAGTGGCTTTGATGGTGAGGCTAGTGATATCGACATCACAACCCTAGCCAGTACAGCAAAAGAATTTAGACAAGGCTTGCAAGATTTCGGGGCGTTCAGCATTGAGCTACAAAGAGATCCAAGCGATGCCGGGCAAACTGAAATGTTAACAGCGAAAGCGGCACAGGCTACACGTGTATGCGTACTGACCTTAGCTAGCGGTGACGTTGCAACGTTCAGTGCTTACGTTAAATCATTATCAAGTGCCGGTGGTGTTGATGCGACCGTTACAGGCTCAGCAAACATGAAAGTAACCGGCGCGGTTGTCTGGTCATAACATGTTAAGCGTTGTAATAGCCGATAAGCAGACACGAAAAGAGCGGTTTAATCTATGTCAGCAATGCGAGCATAGAAAGAGCCGCTTTTGTGATAAGTGCGGCTGTTTGATACGCGCAAAGGTTACTTATACAAAGTCAAAATGTCCCATAGGTAGGTGGTAGTAAATGGAACTTTTAAACAAAGAACAGATTTTCACGGCAAAAGATAAACCTTACAAAGATGTTGAGGTTAAAGAGTGGGGCGGTGTTGTCAGAATATCTACCATGTCCATAGTTGACAGAGAAGAGATCGAAATGATCGCAACCTCTGAAGACAAAGATCTAAGCCGTCGAAACCTAAGACTTAGGTTTTTGATTGCAAGCATCGTTGATGAAAAGGGCGACTTGATGTTTACCCTTGAAGATATGAAAAACTTACAATACAGATCTGCAAAAGTAGTCGATAAATTGTTTGCTATATCTCAAGCATTGAACGGTATTACTGACGAAGATGTCGACGAACTAGCAAAAAACTAATGAGCCGCCCACTAAGGCGCTATCTGTTTTCACTTGCTGAGCGCCTTAGTATGCCAGTCAAAGAGTTAGAACAAACTCTAACGCTTGATGAGGTCGCCGAATGGCTGGCCTATGATCTATCGAATAGTGACGAATGGCTGGCGGCTTACATGAGGCAAAAAGAACTAGAGGCATCAAGGAAACTAAGCCGTGAACAACAGATAATAGCGTTTAAGCGGTTATTAGGGGATACAATAAATGGCAACGACGGCTAACCTTGAAGTTAAAATTTCGGCTGATTCTGCAAAGCTAAAGCAAGGTCTATCAGGCGCTAAGGGTAGCGTTGAAAAGTTTGCTAAGAATGCAGCAAAAAACCTAGCAAAGATAGGTACTATTGTTGCGGCCTCTATGACAGCGGCAACGGCTGCGGTTACTGCATTAATCAATTCAACGGCTAATGAGATTGATAAGCTTGCAAAGACATCAAGCAAGCTCGGCGTGCCTGTTAGAGAGTTGCAAAAACTCCAATATGCGGCGCAATTATCGGGCGTAGGTACTGACACCTTAAACATGGCCTTACAAAGAATGGTTAGGCGTGTGGGTGAAGCCGCGCAAGGAACCGGCGAGGCAGTAGCAGCGCTTCAAGAATTAGGCATCGATGCCAAGGCACTTAATAAGCTCAGTCCAGATCAACAGTTTCAAAAGATTGCTAACGCCTTTAAGAATATTGGATCTCAAGGTGACAAGGTCAGGCTTGCGTTTAAGTTATTCGACTCTGAAGGTGTCGCGCTTGTTAACACCCTTGGCCAAGATTTGAACAAATTAAACAAAGAGTTTGAAGAATTGGGACTAGGTATAACCGACTCACAAGCAAAAGCAGTTGAGGCTTTCAACGACTCCAAAACAAGACTTGGCGCAATCTTTGACGCGATAAAGCAGAAAGTTACCGCGAACGTCGCCGAACCGTTCCAGAAAATCATTGATGTTGTTGTACAGACAATAAAAGAAATGGGCGGCATTGAAAAGGTATCGCTCAGTGTGGCTAAGGTTGTATTGCAGTCTATCCAAGCAATCATTCAAGGCTTTTCAGGGTTGATTGATATCATCCAGTCGGTAAACAACGCCTTTAATTTTATAAAGATTGGGGCGGCTAAACTAGGCACTGCATCGGCTAGAATCATTGGGCAGCTTGGCGGGGACAACCTCACCGACGATCAAAGATCTCAAATTGAAGCCGACATATTAAAGCCAACTATAGACGCGTTCAAAGAGTCAGACGCGGCACTAAATAAAACGAACGAGGGCTTATCATTATTGGATAAGATCTCAGCTGAGTTAAATAATCAGATTGGCGGCCTCACTGAAGAAACACAAAAAGCCTCACAATCGGTCAAGGGCTTTGCAGAAATAACAAACGCAGCGGGTGAAACGCTTAGGATTGGGGGCGACTCGGCTAACAAAGCGTCAAAAGGTGGCTTTGGTGTCATCACTGGCGCAGACGGTAGAAGCTTATCAACTGGCAACGTACCTCAAGAAATCAAAGTACAGATCCAAGCAGATGATGGACTAACGGCCAAGGTTGTTAATTCACCCATGAACAAAACAAAGATCGTCGAGATATCAAACCAGAATCTTGACCGCGAACGAGCTAAAAACGTGAGGTAATCAATGGCTTTATCAGATTTAACTTTTGGACTATTTACAGACTCAAGTTTAACAACCCCATTTTCGGGGTTGTACCAGCTTACACACCAAACAGATCTAAGCGATAACCCGCAAGATTTTGTTTTGTATTTCGGTTCGGCTGAAACAGCGGGAACCAGACAGCTAGAGGCGACATCAAACCCCGGCACAGACCAAATTACAATCACCCCCACGGATACAATCGATGGATGGGTAGTTGCAACAGCGTACACGCTAGGGGACTACATCGAGCCTAGCACGCCCAATGGCAACGTGTACGAGTGTACAACGGCGGGGACATCGCACGCCACGACCGAACCCACATGGCCAACTACCGGCATAGGTTCAACCGTAACAGATGGCACGGCGGTTTGGACTCTTAAAGGGGCAAAGCATGCCACCACAGAGATTAAGCTCGCTTCGACATCTGGCGGCCTCTCAGGGGCTACAGCTGGCGCGGCTATGAACTTAGGTACAACTATTACAAGCGGCTCAGCAAATAAAGTTGAGGTTAACTTGCGTGTTACTAATGCAGTTACCACCGTACGCAACAACACGGGACAGCCTGAACTCGGCGTATTCATTAACGAAGTTGTAGAAAGTGAGGTTTAACAATGGCTACAGGCACTAGAGGCTATTTAAATAACTATGCAACAACGTTAGACGGGGCTATAACCAACGTAGCAACATCAATTGATATTGCAGATACCGGCGGGACTATCAACACACTGCTAAGCTCGTATGATTATGTTGCTCTGACAATTGATGACGGCTCAGACATTGAAGTAATCCACGTAACCGCTGACAGCTCAGGCACTTTAACCGTTGAGCGTGGGCAAGATGGTACAAGCGGCGTGGCATTTGCAAGCTTAGTACCTGTCGAGTGTAGACCAACAGCCGAAAGCTTTAAGTTTGAAAACTTGAGCGATGTTGATTTTAGTGGTGGCGCTCCCTCAGAAAATGACCAACTTAAGTTTGATGCTAGCGGCAACCTGATACCCTTTGCGGCTAGTGGTGGGGGTGAGTTTAGCGTCGTTGAAACGCAGACACTAGGAAGCACAACCGCCGAGGTTACTTTTGATATCTCAACAGCTGGAACTTATAAGATCGTACTAGATAGGGTTCAGCATAACTCAACGGCGACACTACTATTAACCGTTGCTTATGATGACAGCGGAACAACATACGGCGCATCAAACTACCAGTACACCCAAAGAGAAACAAATTCTAACTCGGCCACATTTACAAACAACAGGTCGACATCTGCATCAAACATTGTACTTTGTAGCGATTTATCGGCTGACACACCTAGAACAATCGAGGGTTTTGTCATGCTTAGAGAAAAAGACGCGGCTAAATGGTTTAGTTGTAACTGGGATATTATGAATGCAATTTCATTCGGGCATTGTAAAAAGCAAACTGGATCGGGCAATTGGAAGGATACAACCTATACATTAGTTGAGGCTAAACTTGCCGTGTCTGGCGGCGTTTTCTCTATTGGTAGTAAGTTTCACTTGCTTAGACGGAATTACTAAAGGGGCAGCTAGTGACTAATGCATCCATACTTAATGCCGCGCCAGTCAATGCAGCCGCAACGTTCTATGAGTCTGGATCTGGCGAACTCATTAGCATTGAGCAAAATACCCAAACTGAGGCGCTCGGCAACCTCATAAGCATTGAGCAAAACGTCGGTTTTATTGGCTCAGGTGAAATCATTAGCCTTGAGCAAGACGTAATACTGTGGACTGTTGGATCTGGCGAACTCATTAGCATTGAGCAGCAAGTCGCAAATGAACAAAGCGGCAACCTGATAAGCATTGAGCAAAACGTCGAATTGGTTTCTACACACCTTACTAGAACGGGGTGGGATGCAACGCTTGTTATTGGCTCAAGCCAGATACCCAAAGAACAGATCCACGGGGTTATAGACGTTGAGCGAACCGAAAACACAGCGGCGATTATGACCGTTACACTTATTCCAACATCTGGCACACAAGACTTTGATTTCTATCGTGGCAAACCTGTTACCTGTGACATAAGGACAGATAGCGGCACGTTCAGGGTATTTACCGGCACAGTTGACATACCAGAGATTGATATCATCGGCAAAAAGATAACCCTAAGATGTACTGACAGACGAACCGAGCGAATCAATAATCAGTTAGCTACTGGCGTAAATAGTATTGGTTACTTTTCAAGCATCATATTCCCTGATATCGATGATACAGCCGATGCATTAGAGCAAAGACTCTCAACGATCCCATATTCGGTTGATTTTGATGCTTACGGAAACTATCACCTAACTGCATGGGCAGCCAAGGCCACCGCCGATTATGTACTTGATGATGCCGACGTATTCTATTCAACCCCACGTGTTGAGCTGACAAGCCGCTCAAACATCACGAACAAGATCAATATTACATTCCAATATCGTTATGAAAGATTGCATCAAATGGATCGCAACTTTTCTTGGACATCGCCAATCGCTGGCAACATATGTTTGATATTGCAGTCGGGCTATTCGTTGACGTTTAGAGATATGATTCGCGCCGCTATCCAGTCATCTGGCTGGCCTCTTAAGAATGACATAACATTTGTTCCTATCTGGCCGAGCGGGTGGTATGGCTGCGTTGGTGGCTATATTGGATGGTCGACTGTTTCGTATACGGGTACAACCACCGTTGTTAAAGACTCTGACGGCAACCCCGTTAAAGACGCAGACGGTAACAACGTGACCGAAACACGCATTACAGGCGGTACTAACTTTGCGCCGCTTTACTGCATGGGGGCGAGCTGGACAGCTTCTACTAGATGGTCGCAAACCATGACTGAAGAATACACGCTAAGCGTGCAAGCGCCTCAATCACAAGCACAGTTTGGCACGGTCGAGGGTTACAACGCTTATGCAGCTCAGGCAGAATTTGACGCTTCGGAGTGGGAAAAATACACAGCATATGGCAATGAGTCGGGCGGTGATACAACGTACTACATAAACCAAGACACGAACAGAGCGACATTTGATGCGGCGGTTAATACTGCATTGAACATCGCCAAAACAACCATACTTGGCACGCATCGCGATACAAGAATCGTTATCAATCGTTCTATATGGCCAGTTATTGACCTTCAACATACCGTTGAGATCGACACCGATTTGCTGCAAGGCAAAGGCAAGGTATTTAAGATTAATCACAGCCTAGACATAGGAACGGGCGAGGCTCAAACAGAGCTTACCCTAGTGCTTAGCAAGGCGGTTGGATCTGCTAGCAATTCATCCTTGGTTAGACCAACGCCCCCAGCGCCAACAGTGAACTATCCAAGCGGCACGATTGTATTAGGCAATCATTACGCTGAAGATCCAACGACTGACGCGGCGGCTAATTGGAATGGTTACATAGGTAATGGGTTTGCCCCCGGTCAGTTTTTCAGGTCATCATTTACAGAGCAGTTTATAGTTGACGTGCCAGAGATACCCGAAGAAATTAGACAAGAACAAGTAGCAAGTGCAGCGGCAACATATAACGTTGAGATTCCAAACGATGATTTAACGGTGGTGTTTTAATGGGTAATAAATATCAACGAGATTTGCGCGAAATTGTAGGTTATGACCGTACTAGAAAGGTGTTAGGCTCAGCGACCCGCAAGGAAAATATAGGCGCTAAACGTGGCATAGGTTACTTTAATGCCAGTCAAAACGGCGTAAGCGGTCAGTCAGGCAGCGCCCCCGGTGGCGGTCAAACAGGTACGACGCTCAAAGACTCACAAAAAGAGAATGGAACACTTAAGCCTGAGAATGGTGACGAGGCAGTCGATCAAGATGCTGAGAAAAACGGCGGAGTAGATCCACGCAACCCGTATCGTAGTGCTTACGGATCTGGCGAAAACACATACGACGCAACCGATCTGATTGACGGTGAGGATTCCCCATCAAGGTACACGCCATCAGATGCACATAGTGGCATAGGCCAGCTTGAGAATTACGGCAATGGCTTTTTAAAGAAGCTTGACGGCATGACAGATTGTGACACGGGGACAGATTTAGAGATTAGAACCGATGGCACATTTTTACCACCTGATGCATGGCTTGATTATGACGGCGAACCCCCGCCAGATCAGCAATTCGAGCTAGGGCAAAGATGGAAAACCGTAGGCGCGGTTGGTGGATCTGTTAGGTACGGGGCAACACCGCTTAACTTGCTTGAGCAAATACCGGGCATCGTGGGGTTTAGTTATGTTTCGATCTCAACAACCTATGACCCAACTTTTAACGGGGGTGTAGGTCGCTGGATTGGAACCTATACAAGAACACCACCCGATATTGATTTGCAGTATTCAGTAACACCCGGCGGGGCATGCGTTGTTAACTCTGATGAGGGTTGCCCAATAGACACCCCCACAAGGTGGCCAGCTGACGGCGCAATGCAGGTGTCCCTATCTGATGGAAAATTTGCGGGTTCAGATTATGAGCCTGACGCTGACAAAGTGCCACGCTTAACGGATAACAAGCATAGTCACGTAGATTTTTGTTTTGATGGTGGCACGAGGTATGGAACGATAGCGAGCACAAACGAAGGCGGGTTTATGATCTATGAAACATCTAGCCCAAATGGTGCGCCAGCTAGTGACACTATAGCTAGAATATTCGACAGCCAAGGGAGAATAACGGGGTACAGTGATGCGGCGGGAATAGCTGCTTACAACCCTCAATAATTATGATTGAACCAAAGCATTACAGGGAACTAGTGCTTAGACCCACGCTTAAAGCGGTTAACATGTGGTCAAAGTCAGCCGAAAACTTATACATGATCATACCTCTGGTTGAGAGCAATCTAACCTATTTGCAACAAGTTGGGGGCGGTGGGGCGTTGAGTCTTAACCAGATCGAAAAGGCCACATACTACGATCTGCTTGATTATCTGAACCGCCGAACCGACTTAAAAGAAACGATCTTAAGTGCGTGTTATCTTGAAATCATGCCGCCATTTGAGGCGATCGTCTGGAATCTTCGCTTATCTATCTGCATTGCTAGGCTAAAGTTTTGGATTAAGCCTGAGCCATTGCCACACTATAACAATGCAAAAGCCATGTGGGACATCTACAAAGAGCATTACAACACATACAAGGGTGATGCAACGCCAGATAGGTTTTATAGGTTGTGGGATCTGTTTGTGGGTGGTTATTATGAATAGTATTATTTTTAGTGTAGCTATAATTCTGGCAACGGTTGTAATCTGTTCGATAATGCATCTTATATTAAAACTTTCATGGGGTGAGAAAATGAAGCTATACGACTTATCTATTGTGTTAATTGTATTGGCAGCTGTTGCGGCGCTAGGTATAGGCTCGCAATTTGTCCTTGGCGATGATAATCACGTCGAAGAAATGGCCGAGGAATACGTCGAGGATCACATCGAAGAAAAGTTTAACTTAGAAGATGGAACCATTAATTTAGATTTTAGCCCGAACAGTGAAGAGTCTAGCGACTAGTATACTTGTTGGTATATGTGCGTTTGCCATTACGGTATCAACGCATTTTATACCTGACATTTTAGAATACTTGTTTTGGTGCATGGTATTACATAATTTAGTTGCTGATAAGGACATCTACTAAATGCAACCTAAAGATCCATATATAGTTGTGCAAGGTAGCTCATGGCAAGAACTCATGGCCTCAGTTAAAATTGCAATACTAAAAGGTTATGCGCCACAAGGTAGCTTAGTTTGTGAGCCTATCAGCAAGCATGACATTGTTGTATTTGTATGGTGTCAGGCAATGATTGTTGAAGATCTGAAAGCTTGGAAGCGAGAAAATAGCTAATGGTCTGACTCGCGCAAAATCCATTTGCCTTAAAGCACTCCTTGCTTACGAGCCAGTATCTAAACCTTAGCAATTTCAACACCCCCACTATGTAGGCCACATCTTAAAGGTGGCTAATCCGACACCTTTTAGTTTTGCTTTGAAGCACTTTTGTACCCTTTTGAAGTGTCGTTAACTAGGCATTTACGAAAATCATCGTAAGTGTTAGCCGCTAGACAAACCTAAAAATAACAGCCATAGTTAATATAGGTAACGAACCAAAAAGGGGGTTGTTATGATAGAAGGTGCGCCATTGGTGGCAGCTGTAGCACAGGCAGCTATAAAAGAGTTAAAGCCGGTTGTTGATGCAGAGCACACAGCGACCAAGCTTGATGTGCATGAAACCATAAACAGCCATAACCACAATCAAACCATAACCCATAAGTTTAAGATCGAAGGGGAATACGGCATAACCAAAACCGACGTTGAATCAGTGCAAGATAAACAAGAAAGCAAAAAGCGTGGGCGTAAGTGGTGGCATTGCTCATGCTTTGGCAAATGATAACAAATGATAACAAATGATAAGTTTCAGTTATCCGGGATTACCGGAATACTGCCTAACATAAAAACGTGTTGTTGGGGGCGAACTACGAAATGTATTTCGTAAAACGGCACTTTACGAAAATGAGTTATTAGGAATTCTCTAATAGCTCAACTATCAAGTAATCCTTACCAGTTCGCCGCGCTGCAATGTAAACCCCTATGTAAACCCCATGTAGCTTAAAGCCCGTGATATGGGGTTTTAATGCAACGCAATGTAAACCCTATGTAGCAATGTAGCGAATGTAGCAAGGTTTCAATGTGACCAAATTTGTCACCTGTGCGATTTGGGCGAAAACTTTCCGCCCAACCGTGAAACATTCCGTGAAACATTACAACCACTAGTGGTTATAAATAAAAGACACCTGACTTAGTGATAACTCGACGTTTAAAAATAGCTTCGAGTTTTCATTGCGTATTGTCGGCAAGACAGAATCAATTTTGTGTATTGCGAGCGTCACAAATCAAGGAGTAAAAAAATCAAATAATCGTGACAAATTTACCCTTGACAACCCCGTTTTTAATTCCCCCTTATTCTAGGGCATTAGCTTGTTAGCTTTATATATTTGATACATAAAATGCACATTCTATTCACTCGCCCATGTTTACTTGCTATACTCGGCGACCCTTTTTAGTTGATTGAATAATAACTTAAATAATCGGGTTTTCATTCAGACACAAGGTTAAGTTAAATGGCAAACAAAAAGAAAGCGAACTATCTAAGCGATAGGCGCATAAACTTGGTATTAAGATATTTAGAAACGCTCAAATATGACAAGCGCAACAAATGTATCTTTTTATTAAGCTGCAAAGCTGGATTGAGAGCAAAGGAGATCTCACGCCTTGAATGGCAAAACGTTATGGATGACGATCAATTGAGGGTAGGCGAGAAAATAGATATATACGACAACCAATCGAAAGGTAAATCAGGGGGGCGTATAATCTACATGAACAAAGAGTTAAGGCGAGCACTTCAAGAACTATACGAAACACATAGGATAAAGCCACGCCTAACAAATTCAATAATGCTGAATTATCGCGGTCAAAGGATATCAGCAAACGGCATTGTTAAGCTGTTTTACTCGTGGTTTAGAGAACTTGAGCTTGTTGGATATTCCAGTCATTCGGGTAGGCGTACATTTATAACAAACATGGCTCGAACTGCATCATTACATGGTGGATCTATACAAGACGTTAAGCGTATGGCTGGACATAGCAGCCTTGGATCTACTGAGGCATACATCGAAATTAACCCAGAGGCACAACGCGCAATGGTAGGGGCAATATAATTATGACACTAGACGAACAAATACAACAAGCAAAAGACGCGGGTTATAAAGGCGAAGAGCTTGAAGAGATAAAGCAAGGCATGATTGAGGTTAGAACGATTGGTAAGTTTATAGAACAAGTGTTAGCTAGGCATGATGATAACGTAGGGCAACAACAAGTCATATTTAGATCGACAATTCAGACACTAATTAATAGCTACATCATGGAAGGGTTAACAAGGAAAGCGCCACGCCAATTACTAGTGAATGACTTAATAAACTTAATCGGCTCAATCACTAACATATTCGGAATTAAAGCCGATTTCACAGATGAATCTAACAAAGCGCACTAAGTGGATAATCAACACGTATTATCATACAAGTTTGCAGTCGAAACGCTCAGACATGTATTGCAAAACGTGTTGCAGCCGAAAGGCTACGACGGCACATGTAAGCTTATGAATGAATGTATTAGCTGCTTAGAATACATAATTAAAGATATAGAAAGGGATCTTATAAATGAAGACGCACGCATTTACAAACCTAGAAAGTGAAGAGGTAGAAGAGCTATTTAAAAAAATAGAACTTACTCAAGAAGAAAGGGAAAACGTAAACAAAGCTTTAAACCTTGCAGATAAGATCCTTAAGCAGCTTTTTACTGAGCTAGCCGGTGGAAAAGAGCACAGCGGCATAGTGCTAAGAGGGGCGCTGCTAACTATTGCGCAAACCGTGTTTACACAAACTTGTGAAATGGTTAAGCAAGTTGAGGGTGAAGAGCATTTAAGAGAGCACATCACAAACTTGATGATGAATCCAATACGTGAACAGGGTTATATATTGTCACTGCACAGCATAGGTAAAGAGAGCAAAGATCAATGAGAGAGCCGCCAAGACTTGAGCCATATTTAATATTGCATGATATCGACGAGGGCATAGTTTTAAAAGAGGTAGAAGATCTTTTGAAAATTGGATATGTCCGAGAGGGTGAAGCATTTAAACAAAACATTAACGGCCAAACGAACCATTGCCAAATAATGACAATCACAGCCGAGAACGTAGAAAGATATATAAACGTTTGGTTAAACGGGGAATTTAAAAACTATGAAAATTGAATGTGAACCAACACATATACACATTGATGATAACCATGTAACCGCCGACATGGTGGACATAAAAGTAAACTATATTATAGATATGACTTTTCCCTTTTTTATCCATGGTATGAATGGGGGCGAGTTTACAATGTTAGAGTTTAACGCAACAAACAAAACACACGTTAAGATTGTATGCAAGACTAGCACGTTAAGTTTGATTGCCCCTTACTACGGAAAGCCAAAAGATGAGACAGCTAAAACAGAGCGAAACGAACAAGGTTAATGGTGGCGTATCTTGGCAAGAGATCGGTTACATCGGTTCACTGTTGGCCGTGACCACGTCAGTTATTACAGCTGCATTATTATATAGACTTTGGAACAGGGGCAAAGACATTGAAGTTTAGAAGCTATTCATCGCTAGACGCAAACGAAGTAATCGCAGAGATTGAAAAAGACATCAAAGAGCAAGGGATACCAAAAGAAGAGGCCGACAAATTACGCGCGATTCTTAACCTTTCCTTTGATTGTGTGGCTGCGTGTAAGGCCGCGCTTGCTAACTCAGATCTACCGCCTGAGCTTAAAATTGATGCCGAGATATCAATGATTCAATCCTTGCTAGGTACGAACATACTAAGGGCGTGCGACATGCTAGGGGGCAACCATGATTTAAGCTTTCACATACAGCGATTTCTTAATGTAACGTTAAACCAATTGGGGTACAATGCCACAATCACAAATAGATCTAAACAATAATGCAGGTAAAGCGTGCGTATAAAACAATATCCACACATGACATTTTTAGGGAAGTTGCAGACCGTTGCCGACCTTTTAAAAGACATTCAAAGCGATGTTGAATTTGAAGAGCTGAAGAGCAACGACCAAAACAGATTGGTGCATGCACACCATATTGTTGAAATGTTCGCTATAATCCTGACAAACAAAAAAGAGGCTAAGCTTAAGCATGAATGAAGATGAAACGGCAAACGTAATAAACCAAGTCATTGATAAGTTGGATAGTATAGAACACGCGCTAAACCTCCCAGCTGTGAACGTTGCTTATGACCCCGACCGAATAATTATAAACGTCGAAATGGGCGGTACATCTGCAAGCGTGAGGCTTACGCCTGAGCAAATGCGCCATATAGTTAATGAATATTGTATCGAGCACAACCTATATCTTGCGCAAATCGCTTGCGCTCAAGGTGAAGTACCACTTTAAATAAGGAATAAAAAAAAATGAGCAGAATTGTATTAATGGATACAGAAACCACAGGATTAAAGCCAGAGAATGGCGAGCGTATTATAGAGATCTGCGGCATGGAAATGATTAACCGCAAACTAACTGGCAAGGTCTTTCACTATTACACAGAGCCAGACGGTAGAGAGATCCCCGAAAAAGTGGCCAAGGTTCACGGCATAACAAACGCATTCCTGACAGATAAAAACAAGTTCAAAGACATTGAGCCAGACCTTAAAAACTTTATCAATGGTGATATGTGCGTATTCCATAACGCCGAATTTGACGTTAAATTTATCGATAGCGAACTAAACAGAATGGGCGCTGATTGGAGAATAGGCGGCTCAATAGCAACCATGTGTACGTTACGCTTGGCTTGGTTCCTTGATGGCGTGAAGTTCAAGAAGGGTTACAAGCTTGATAATCTAATGAAGAAATTTAAAATTGAAATACCCAGAGATTTGCACGGGGCAAAAGTTGACGTTCAGATACTATCAGAGGTTTATCTAGCACTGACAAAGCCATACTTTTTAGGTGAATGGGAATAGTTGCATGGATAACGAAACAATAACAAAGGCGAACTTTCCGAACGACAAACACATGCTTGAGCCATCCGAAAGATTGAAGCGGTTTAGAAAAGAGTTTCAAAAGCTATGCAAAAAGCATGGGGTTGTTAAGCATTATTTATCGGTTGCGCAAGAAGATGACAAGGGCAGGATGGTGGGGGCGGTTATATCATCGGCTTTAGACTCATCACAGCTTAAGATCATTATTCAACATGCAATCTCAACGCGTGAACGAATGATAGAAGTTGAACGGCTGGACAGCCTAGACGACGCAACAATGCAATAAGGATAAAGAATGCTAGAGACTGAAAACAAGTTACAATTTATATTGGTTTGGACTTCTATAGTTTTGGCCGGTTGCCTTCTATTTACCGGCATGTTGTTTGGCTTTAACTGGTCGCTTCATAAGTTTGAAAGGTTCGCATCAAAGCAAAAGTTTACAACCTATGAAACCACGGAAATATCAGACATTAGAATAAAAGAAATTGAGGGTAAAAAAAGGTTAATGCTCGCTGAGTGGGATCGTAAAATACAGATCGCTGATGCGAACGCAAAGGCTGAAGCAGCAAAGGCACTGGCACAAGTTGAAATTGAACGCGCAAAAGGTGTCGCTGAAGCTAACCGCATCATTGGCAGTTCGTTAAGAGACAATGAAAGCTATCTCAGATACTTGTGGATTGATAAACTGCATCAAGGTAATCAAGTGATTTACATACCAACTGAAGCCGGTTTACCAGTGCTAGAGGCAGGTAAAAGATGAGTGAAACACAAGTCAAGTATTTAAAAGAGGTCGTCGATTTACTAAATTACAGAATGCACTTGCTGGCGGCTTCAATTCAAAAAACAGATTTTAAGGTATTCCAATCATCTAACCTAAGCCCGTTTAGCCTAAAGGTGGATGACAGCGGCACTTTTGAAGACCTCAAGATATTAAATATAACCAAGCACAAATATGATATGCTGAAAGCAAAGGCCGAAGGTTACGAAAAATTGAAAAGTATATTTTTATTAGATGATGATTAGGAGACTATCAAACATGAAGACATTAACAAACAACTGGCTCGGTGATGTAAAGCTGTTCGCTGATACCACTTTAAAAACATGGCTTGCATGTGGACTTGTTATCATCGGAATCAAAGAGATTAAAGTAACCTGTGTTGTGCTGGCTATCATGGCGCTTAGGGCGGCTCTGAGAGGCCAAGACCCGGTATATTTGGGATTATCAAGTAAGGCAGTACAAGAAAGCCGAATCGTTAAATACGGCCTCCCTGTAGCCTTGGCGCTTAGCTTGGCGCTACTAGTCCAAGCAACCTACTTTTACCAATGAGGGTATTCATTAGGGAACGCTGACGGTATATAAGACAGACCGAAATCTGACGCATCATAAGTCATTTGGCCTAGCTGGTCGCCGTGGGTAACATCAAAGACAAACTCACCTAGCCCCGCGCCTATCGTGGGGTAACTCCAATCTTGCCCGATTGCCCCGCCAATCTCAGGAATTGCGATAAACAGTGCAGCCCCCTCAATCACGGCTAAGGCTGGATTGCCGCCACTGATAAGATTAAGATCTGTTGTTGCTAACTCTTTCATGTCCGTATTTCCTTGTTTGCTTATTATTATATTCGGCTGAATTGCCGAGCCAACAAGGATAAAGAAAAATAGATCTATGTCAAGAATTGAATCTCTTAGCTAAAAAATAAGCATCGCATGAGAGCCAAAAACCAAGGCCAAACAAGAAACCGAACTCAAGGCCAAAGCGTGCAGACTCCCACGTATAGGGTTCAAGAAAATAGAAGGTTAGGACAAGGCCAATCAAAAAACCTGACAGAGCGCCCACAACAGCCCACAGAGCCGCGAATCTGGCAAGGTTCAAAATATAGTTGGCTGCTATTAGTAAGCGGGGCATGTGTACGAATTCCTTAGTTAATATCTTTGGGATCGATTATATCTTTGTTGGCCTCTTTGGTGTCGATTTCTTCGACTTTCTTTTCAATGTAGGCTTGCATTTGCCTAGCCCTGTCATTAATTAGATCGCCCTCTAAGTAGTCGAGCATCTGCAAGGCGCTAGCTGAGTACTTGACGTTGTCAAATGACATCTTGAGAAAGTCGATAGTCAATTCTAGGCTTGTGGTATCAGAGGCTAGCGAGTTGTCGCCAGACTCCACCATAAGCCGCTGAGCATCTTTAATCGCATGGTTGGCTAGTTGTAGCCGCCTTAGTATCTGTTTGATTGTAGACGTGTCCATATCGCCCCCTATGCGCTTTTTTGCATATGGCTGACGATATTGTCATGCATCTTTTGAAAGTTGCTAACGACTTCGACCCGGTTTTCGTGTAGTTGCTCGATAAACTCGCCCAACTCCCTAGCATCAAAGACCATGGCAGCGCCAAGCGATAAGTGTTTAAAAGCCAACCATTCTGGATCGTTCATTCTATAACCAAGGTGGACTAAGTTAGCTGTGATTACGTCGATTGCTATATATTCATTCATTTTTTAATACCTCTTTCGTTTGCCCTATATTTAAAATATAGCACGGTATAGCCCAATGTGTGGTAAACGACTAAATATATTTAAGTGTAGTTACAATTCTTCGTTTTCGTCAGGCTCACCACGCCCAACACCCAACACCCATTTATGGGTTTGCATATCGTACTGACGCGGTAAATCCTTGCCATGCTCGGCTTTATAGATTTTAGCAAACTGCTTGGTGTTTATATGTACCATGTCAATCATGGGGAAGCTGAACGTGTCGCCATTGAACAAAAACGGAAATAGGGCGTTAGCATCTTCATGACGGCAAACGTCGAGTGTGTCGCCCCTACGAGCTATTAAACAATAGACCGTTTCGCCCCCTTTGCGACACAATAGATCGCCTATTCTTAAGTCTGGTTCATCAAGTTTCATATGCCCCCCTTATCTAGTGGGTATGTGTTGCGCTACGCCACGAGTAAAACAAGTTTGCTTGCCTTTGCTGTCTGTTTTACATACACGTTGTTTTTTGACTTGGTAGAACTCTTTGGATTGTTCACCGTAAACAACGCGCTGATCTACTGTTGTTATACGTGGGTTGGTAGCAACGCCACGATTAGCCAAAGCCGAAGTTGATAAAAGTATTAGTGTAACTGCTAGTAATGATTTCATTGTGGAAGCTCCTATTTGGCTTGCGCTTTTTGGGTGATGGTTAAAGATAGTCTGATTAACTCTTTATCATTAAGGTCGAAAGTTGAAGCAATGCTAACCAAGCGATCTAGGGTGATTACACCATTTGAGTAGTCGCTGAGTAATTCTTCAAATACTGATTTTAGCTTCATGTTTTTGCTGCCCGTTTCGTTTGCCTATATTAACAATATAGCACGGTATAGCTGAACGTGGGGTAAATAACTAAATTTATTTAGGTGTGGATACAATAGATGTTGGTGTATCTGTTATATAAGCAGATAGGGGACAAGCTGCGTCAGGGGTAGCGCCATGTGTTACATATAGATCATTAATCTGCCCATCCTTGAGCCTGTCAGCTAAGAGCCTTAGATCTGATTCATTGTTACAGATGATGCCAAGCTGTGAGTATACATTTACATTGTCACCACTCACCCCCAACAGCCTAACCAGTCTATAAGTAAACAGCATCTTACTTAGGTTTCCTTTTATCTTTTTTGGTGTTGTTGGCTTTCAGTTGCTTTCTAGCTTTTTCAAGTGCGACGATGGCGACATAGGTAGATGCCCCCATATCGAGAGAATCGGCCACGGTTTCGAGCAACTCTTTTTCTTCTTTTGACAAGCGTATATTCACCTGTTCAGGTCGTCGGCCTTCATGACGTTCACGCCTAAATATTCTCATAAATTCAATGTTCCTTATCTTTGCGGTATAGCTTAGTATAGCATATAATAACGCTTTGTTAATAAGGGGATCTCAACGTGAATGAGCAAGACATACCGACGGATGATGATTACGACGACAGGCAGCAAATGGACAGTGAAGAGCATTACCATAATTGGATGCAAGACACTGTAAGGGGAACACAGGCAAACGCTAGGGGCATAAGCAGACCTGAGCCGCCCCCATCTGAGCCAGAGCCAGACCCCGATCTATATGAGGTTAAAGAGAAAGACAAGTACGATGATGTACACGACGCTTTAACTTATGTTCAGTCACGGCTAAGAGTACCCAAAGACATGACCAACTCATTTGGTGGCTATAGCTATAGAAACGCCGAATCGATGTATAAAGAGATTAAGCGCAACTTACCTGATGGCGCGGCTTGCTGGATAGTTGACGACTTAGAGCACAAAGGCGAGCGTTATTACATCAAGTCGACCGTACACTTTAAGTATGGGGGCGATGTAGTCACGGCTAACGGGTGGGCGAGAGAGCAAGAAGTTCAAAAAGGAAAGGATGAAAGCCAGATAACTGGAAGCGCACAAAGCTACTCACGCAAGTATGCCATGCAAGCCATGTTTTTAATCGACGATGGCAAAGAAGAAATCGACGACCGCCCATCATCAAACCATTTTGACAAGCTGCCAGAAAAAACCACAAGAGAAAAACCGAAACAGTCATTACAGTTGATGAATGTTATAATTGAATGCTGCTTAGTCGATGACAAAAACGCCCAGATTAAAGCTTATAGATCTTGGAAGCGAGCAAGCGACGAAGGCAAAAAAGCAACGTGGCCAATGCTGCAACCCAAAGTGCAAGTGTGGCTAAAAGATATACTAAGACGGATAGACGAAGCGAAAGCGAAAGAGGCAAAAAAATGACAGATGAAACGATAGCATTTGAAACAGACTTAGACCCGCAAGATCACCCCGTGAATAATTTAGAAATGAGAATCGATCGGCCTGTACATATCAATGAAATATGGGAAAACATAACGGGGATGGTGGCTAACCTTGAGCACTTAATGCAATCTATGGATATAGAAACCCGCACGACTCACGTAGGAGATTTAACAGGTTTAATAAGCCAAGTTCACACAATATCAGAACAAATCCAAAAACTAGCAGAACAAAGCCGTAGAAAATTGAAAGAGGCTAGTTTCTTTCTTGGCGCTGAATGATGAAACACTCAGAAATGCTAACAACCGACATGATAGCCAAGGCAACGCCAGGTGAAAAAAGCAAATATTTGTTTGATGGCGGGGGGGTATATCTTGAGGTGATGCCCAACGGTTCTAAGCTATGGCGCAAAAAGTATACCTATAAAAAACAAGAAAGAAGAATTTCTTTAGGTGTGTGGCCAAACGTCAGCTTGTTAGATGCTCGTAGGCGTGGGGCGTGGGTTAGTGTCATGATTACGTCAAACAGAGATCCAGCCTTAGAAAAAAAGCGGTGTGGATTTGAGCTTATCCATTTTGGAACAGACGACCTAGTAAATTATTGGAACTATTACCAACAAACCTTGCATCATGTGGTTATGGGACTGTTTCACGCTATAGGTGAAGAAAACAAAAAGTATCATGCCGAACAAATCGGCCTGATTCAAAGCTTGTCTGCAAGGCTTGATACCGCAATGAAAGAGATAAAAGGTACAAGGTTCATTGATGAAAAATATTTAAATGGGGGCGATGATGAGCAAAATTGAAATCAAATCACGTGGTGAAGAAACCGCCGAAAATTGGAACATGCTTGTTACAGAATTAGAGGGTTATTTCGAGTCTGCCATGGCTAGCTTAAAATCAAGCCCGACGGCAAACCAAGCTAGATCGCAAATCATGCATATTCAAAACTTAATTGGTAGATTTGAGGGGATGCTCGAAAGCACTTTAAACGAAAACCGTGTGTATAGAAGGCGTTTAAACCCACCCGGCACGGCTTTGTTTGATGAGCAAGTTTTAGAATCGATGGGTGAAATAAAGGATCTATATAATGGCGGGAATTAATAAGGTAATCATCTTAGGCAACATTGGCAAGATTGAAACCATAGAATCAAGAAGCGGTATTTTTGTAAAGATGTCTGTAGCAACGTCGCAACGGTACAAAGACAAAAACACGGGTGAGCAAAAAGAGGTTACAGAGTGGCACAACATAACTATATTTGGTCGCTTAGCTGAAGTTGCAGACAAATATTTAAGCAAAGGTTCTAAGGTTTACATTGAAGGCTCGCTTAAAACAAACAAGTGGGAAGATAAGAGCGGTAAGACGCAGTACGCCGTTAATATTGTGGCGAAAGAATTACAGATGCTTGACTCTAAAGGCTCAAATAACGGGCATGGGGGCGGTAGCAAACAACAGTCAAACACCCGTCAAACAAGCGACGACTATAGAAGACAAAAGCAATCGAGTGACTCGCTAACAGAAAGCGACTTTGAAGATGATGATCTAAACGATATACCTTTTTGATTGGTGGCTGGCTTAGTGCTTTATGACTTTGGAGAGGCTGCGAAAGAGCTAATCTAAACCAGCATAGACAGCATAACAAATTGTTGCTATGGTTAAATTGCTTTTTTCGTGAAATGTCCGTTTCACTCCTAGAACGCGCCAAAGGGGGGTTTATTCCTTAGCCCCCTTTTGTTTTAGGTGGTATACAAAACCTTTTCAGTGCGCTTAATCAAATCATCCATAGACCTATACCAGTTTAACGGCAAACATATTCGAGTGCCTGACGTGGTTAGAACTTCAATGTATCTTATATAACAGCTGTCTGGTTCGTAGGGATCTGGTTCGAGTGTAATCATATTAAGTTGGTTTTCTGGTAGTGTTTCACGGTTTTGTTTCACATCCATTTTGTGACCTCTATATAAATCTAACTTAATCAGAATGACTTATTTAATTGCTTGAATGCAACACCCTGAAACGCCCCCAATGCGAACACCCGCAAAAACATGTCGAACGTGTAGACATATGCGTTAAACGTGTCGAATTAAATCAAACATTTAAACATGACAAATAGATCTAAAGAATTAAACGAAATAAAAATAATTGGGTGTAGCTAATGACAAAGGAGAGATTTGATCATAGAATTATTGAGCTTTGGAAAGTGGACTTAAATATTAGTCCCTTTGGCGGGGTTGAATAAACAACCCCATAGAAATTTGCATCCTAGCTTTTGTTTTATGTCGCGGCAAACGCATAAAACGAACGTTAACTTTTTCCCAACCAAGAAAAAAAGGAAACACAACAATGAAGTTGCTAAAAAACACACCAAGGAAGGCGCGTAATTCATGAGCAATTTTACAACATCTGATCAGCATGTCAATCATTTTAAGCAAAACAACTCACCGATCTACACATTAACCGACAAACTGCACAAATCGCTTGTGAAGCTCGGCATGTGGCTGACTAAATTAGAGTTCAAAGTATTCAAGCACATATTCTATTATGCGACCAAGCATCGTTGGCGGTGTGAGAAATCACAAAAGACCATTGCCGATGAGTGCGGCGTTTCACGCTCTGTTGTAGAGGCGACCTATAGAAAGTGTAAGCAAGCAAACATATTTCAGGTAAAAAAGAACGGTAGAAACCCCTCATTTGTTCAAATAATAAACAAATTTATGGACTTATTTAAGTCAGTCGCCACAAATCAAGGAACAAACAAGGAACAAACCGAGCACACTATTTATATAAACAAAAAAGATCCATTAATGGGAAATGGTGCTTTTCAAGCTGATGAAAAAACAAAGCTCATGAAGTCTGAGCACGAAGTCAAAGACGTTGAGCTTGAGCCGTCAGTCAAACAACAGGTCGATAAGTCTTTCAACGATTGCCAAGCTCAAGAGGTTGAACAGCTGCTTAAGCGCCTCAATTGCTCAGAAATGGATAAAATACGCTTGGTTGAAGAGGCTTACCACTTTAGGGGCAAAGGGCGACGTATGCGCAACTTGTGCGGCTTCATGGTGAACAAGTATAAGCAGCTCAAAGGATTAATCAGCGCCCCAATGCATGAAAGGCAGCGAACTAAAACGCAAGCGCCAGCCAAGCCAAACGATGATATGATGTTTGGCTATTCAAAACGCACACTTGAGCGACACGCCAAAGTTGGCGAAAAAAGTTATTTTGATGTTGCGCAAAGACTAAGAAAGCAAAATGTGATTGAGGCTTAAATGTTGAACAAGAAAGAGGGAACCATGACAGATTATGACAAGGCTACAAGAAACGCCGCGAGCATGGAAACAGAGATCTGCAAGCTGGCATATAACATCACCAAAGTATCAAGCGATCAGATTGCTCAAAATGAGTACATTGGAAGCAATGAAGATATTAGCATTTGTTCAACGCTAGCAATGGCCTTTCTAGGTCGAGCCATGGCGCTTACCCCTGATGGCTGCCACTCGCCTTTAATCTCAACCATTATTGAGAATGCTGGAAAGCTAGCCGATGCAATCGTAAACGTAGATCGTCAGGTGGTGATTGATGATTGGCTCGAAATAATTAAAAAACAAAGTGGCGGGGAAAGCCAGCAAGAAAAGGATTAAACATTGTTTGCAAGGAAGCCTAAGAAAAGACCGCAAGCCACGCGCACAAAAAAGCCGAGGGTAGAACATGAAAAGCCGGTACAGCGTCAAGCGGTGGCGTGGTTCCATCGGATCTATCCACAGTATTACCACGTGTTTTATCACCCGGCAAATGGTGAGTACAGGCATAAAAAGACGGCCAAGGATTTGCAAGACATGGGTTTAAAATCTGGGATACCTGACTTAGTGCTTGATGTTACTAGCTGCATTGATGGCGTTTGCTATGCTGGCCTACGGGTTGAGATTAAGCCAGATAAGAAGATTGTAAGGCGCTACCCTAGCGAGACTCAAAAGACTGTGATTAAGCAAATGAACCACCAAGGCTATTTTGCGACGGTGTGCTATGGGATTGATGAGATAAAGAGCGTTGTTACTTGGTACTTAGGCGGGGAGTTAAAACCCCCCTTAGATGATTAGCTTTCATCTAGCTGCATGATTGTGATTACTGGAATGCCTTTGTCGCCCCCATCAATAACAGCCTTTAAAACTGTTTTGCGGGGTTTGCGAGCACGGCTTTTATCACCACGTGGGACAACGTACAGTGCAAATAATAACTCGCTTTTGTTTTCGTTGAATGGCGATCTCATTGCGTTGGCAAGCATCCATACTAGATCCCATAGTCGGCCTGACTCATCTTGTGGGGTTTGGCGTTTGCTGTCTTTGTCTGTCCAGTGGATGAAATCGAAATAAACAGATCTGGTTACTGCAACATGGGTTTTAATGCCAGCTTCGACGCAATCCTTTATTGGCAGCTCAACAAGCGTACCATCTTCAATAGCTTGTTCGCGTGTATATGAATGGATTACTTCGCCGAAAAGTTCGTTTAGTTCGTTCATGCTTCACCTGATTGTTAGTTGGTATACTTAAAATATAGACCATATAAAACGCTTTGCTATACCGTTTGTCGGCTAGATGAGTTATTATTGTAAAAAAAATGGAGTAGTTACATGGAAGATCTAAGCGCTTTGGGTGCGCCTGAGCTAGAAACAATAAACGCCCCTGTATGGACTAGCACGACTGTAAAGTTATCTGAGCTTAAGCCTTATGAATTCAACCCGCGATCTATCACAGAGGCCGAAGTAAAACGGCTAGCGGCGAGTATTGAAAAAACCGGCTATCATGACATTATCATTATTGATGCTGATTATACGGTTATATCGGGGCATCAACGTTTAGAAGTGCTCAAGCTGGCCGGTTATACCAAAGCAGACGTACGCATACCAGATCGCAAGTTAACGGCTAATGAGTTCCAAGAGGTTAACATATCTTGCAATGTCAGCTATGGCGAATGGGATCATGACATGCTCGGTAATGTGTTTGAGCTAGAAGATTTGGCAAAGTGGAACCCGAAAGAGTTTGCCGAGTTTATGCAAACTGACCATGTAGATGATAGCGAGCGCAACCCATCGGATAGCCAATCATATAGGTTTGTGATCGAGTGTGAAGATGCCGACCAACTAGAAGACTTAAAGAATAAGTACAAAGCTAAAGGGGACAAAATCCCCTATGGCCAATTTGTGCATTATTCTTGAAGTGGTGACATTATCAAGATCATACAACCGCCGGGCGGGTTAGAGGGTTCTAGTACAGGATGATTAAACCTAGTTCTACGGCTAAGAAATCTAAACTCTATACGGCTGTTAAAATCGCGAAACAGGGTTTTACCTCTGTTGTTGTCCATGACATCAAGATAGCGGCAAGTAATAATGCTGTTAGGGACAAGGCAAACAACCTTTATTCTTTGCGACTCAATAAGCGCCTTATGTACAAAGCGCCCAACGTCAGAATATGGTGGGTTCATAAAGATAGCGCGCTTTTTAAAGTGTATCTTTTCTTTGCGGTCTTTAAGCCTTTTAATCTCATCAACCCAATCAACCGTTGTACAGTCTTTAAAGTAAAACTTTGCGAGTTTGTTTTCAGCCGTTGCGCAAGCGTCAGCAATAAATCTGAACTCGGCGTTAAGCTCATCGTACAAATCTTGAGGCGTGCGCCATTCATCTTTAATGGTTTGTTTTCTTTTTTTACGCGCTTCTTCAATTTGCTTTGCTTTTTCTTCCCTAGCTTTTTCTTTGGCCAGTTTTTCGGCAAATTTAGCGTGCAAAAGTTGCTCAGGAATGGCGAGAACATGCTCATTAAAAACTTGCTCGGCTATCTTGGCCTTTTCGTTGTTTTTGTTATCAGACATATAAACCCCTATTGCGTTATGG